GTCGATTTTACAGGCCAGATTGTGCTTAGAAACACTCAACTGTTTGTTCTCCTAGGATACTTGTCAAAGTACCTAGAAGTATAACTTTGGGTCCGGCTCGGTTGTGCATGGTGATTAGCCTGCACGTCGTCGTCGTGTCGCCTTAGGAGGTGACACGCTGCCGGGTCTAAGAGACAAGACTGGTGCCCTTTCTCGAAGAATTAGCTTCCGCAGACCCACCCACAAGGTAACAATCCTTGTCGACGGTTTTAGTTCAAGAGGGTCTTGTTTACTAAAGTTCCATTTAGTAGGCAGAGCACTCGCTCCATCTTCTAAACCTACGATCTGCTTCCACAACGCCTCAAAGGACTCCCAGTCTGGGAGGATACCAGGTTCTAGTACCCTGATAGCATCGTCAGCGACTTCTAGTCGTTTTCGAAGTCTTTGGCCGAGCGGGTAAGCTACCCACTCGTTCATGAAGGTATTGAAGGCAGCGATGCTGCCCGCTTCACAAAGAGGATTTCCCTCTTTGAATATCGGGTTCACTAGTTCCCCTTTCGGGGTCCTCTCTTCCGATATGTTCCACATGAAAATCCGTCGAATTACATCTTCAGACTGCATTAGAGATCTACTAACGGTCTCAAAGGATAGTCTCCACAATCTCGCACCAGTTACCCAGTACCGGTGGTCTTTTGCTACCCCTTCGCCCCCAGGGCCAATGGACGAGATCCATGCCTCAAAAGGCATTGGAAATAGTCCACCTGGGCGGCAGATGTACGCTAACAATCTACTTAGACGATTATTTAAACTAAACCCAATTGGCAATTGAGCCAAGTTCTTATAACCGAACCCAGCGAAACGTGCTACATGACTAATCTTGAGGGAAATGAACCTTCCGCATTTTGCGAAAAGTTCAGCAGCTGCCTGTAAGTTTACTAAGCTTACAGACACTTCCGCCAATGAAATTGGACTGCAGTCACGTCCTCGTATGAAAGTTCGCTTAGCAAACTCCAGACTTCTTGTTTTCGAGATCAGACTTTTGGCGAGTCCAACCTGTACTCCCAAGTCATCCATTATACGAAGGTATTCCGCTGCGACGGCTTCGTTAGAAATAACGATATCGTCTCCAAGGACCGCGTACCCAGTAAACCAACCCTTCGGTTGTTTAGCTCCCACTCGACTCGCAGCAAATTGCACTATAGCATGGTGCGTCAATGCGAGCATCGCCCACGATGACAGCGCTCCCATGGGCTGGCCTACTTCGTACTTAACCTCATTAAACCCAAGATTGTAAGACTTTGCAATCTTTGGGAGTCTGTAAGGTCTTGATACTAATAGGCCTTTCCATAGAAGAGCCAACTTCTTACCCATGATTTCAGACAGTAAGTCAACCTGCAAGTCTACAGGAAGACGGTCAGTAGCTGCAGAAAGATCGTATGAGTACAATGAACGGATGTTCAATTCCTCACACGCATTCAACAGATTTCTGATTGGTCCTATCTGATTGAACGTCCCATCAGTCACGATTACTCGCAACCGCGAGAATATCCAATCATGAAGGGGTTTCATAATACCCTGGATAAGAAGTGGCACCATTGCCACTACACGTATCTTACCTGGCTCTTCAAGAAAACCTAGTCTCCCAAGTGGCAAGGGCTTCCCCCACCACTTGATAAGGACATCTAAACCGACACGGTGATATATTTCACCTATACGTTTTAGAGCCCAGAGTAGGTCCAACCCATCTACCCCTACTAACCACTCCCTCAGTGCAGAATAATATTCTACATCTGAGTAAATTGCTATCGAATCGATAACAAAATTACAGACACTGGTGTTTCCACCAATGGCTGGGCTAGCTTTCAAGATAGGTGGGAGGGACTTAGGATCTAAGTCTCTTGAAGGGTCTATCCGAGACTCTTTACCGGTGTGAATCGATAAAGAATCAAGGAAGTCACCCCAAAACTTACGGAACTCACGACGAACCGAGGAAATTTCTTTCCCAGGTTCCGTTATCGTGTTCAACTTTAGCGCTCCTTTGAACTCTATAACTCTATAGAGTCCGAGAAGACTCAACCAAAGTCTAATTACTCCAACGTCGCCAGATAATATAGACTGGCGGTGTCCATGAGGAATAAGTCTCGGTATACCACGTTTGGTACGTGCAATGTTTGCTCCTAATACCCACGGGGATTTCACTTGCATTCCTCCTGCCACCTGCTGTACGATTACAGCACAGGCTTTCAGATAGAGCGCAAGCCCCTTAGGGCCTCGGTTTCTATACATCTTGCTACAAAATCTCGCAAAATGCCAAACAACTTTTATCTTAGACACGGACACCTTACCAAAGATTAACGGAAGCAATCTTGCGAAAGCAACCGCTAATTTTACGTCTGATTTTACACAGACGGACCAGGTGAGGGAT